TGCAGTAAGTGTAGTATTAGTCATAGCAAGATTTTCATAAATAGTACCACCTACTTGACCACTAGCTGTACTCCAACTTGGCGAAGTATCTACATTAATTTGGTCTGCAAGTGTTCCTGACAATCCACTAGAATTTACAACTCTAACACCATAAGGTTCTTGTGCATTTAAGAAACTAATTTTAGGTGCAACTGCTGTAATTTGAGTAGCACTATCTACAGTCACAGTTGAAGCATTAAAATTTGTTCCTGCACTTCCAACATAAGTCACAGTAGCACCAGATTGAAAATTTGTGCCTGTAATAACTATTGTTTGGTTTCCACCTGCTTGACTATCAACTTCTGTGACATCAATACTTGAAACTGTTGGTGGACTATCAATAGTTTTAAACGCTGTGCCAGTATAATATTCAGCTAATCCAGTAGTAGAATTAAATCTAAATTGACCTTGCGTAGAGCCACGCTGTGCTGTAGTACCAGAAGCTACTTTAGTACCTTCAGTACCAGTATCGACTATATTCTCGAACTTAAAGTCAGCTATATCTCTAGCTTTTGTCATATTAGTTTTTCTCCTACAATGTATTTGTCATTTTTATTATTCAGCTTTTGGATTATCAGCTTTAACTTTTGCTATAGCGTCTTTCCAAGTAGTAGTACCATCAACTTGGTCGTGGTACATCATATCAAGTTGTTCTTGAATTGATGGATATGCTTTTGCTCTTATTGGTTTATGAGCAATAGAAGTATAATATTCTTCTGCTTGTGTAATAAATGGTTGTAAGTCAGACCAAGATATTTGAGGTTCATCTACTACAATAGATACTCCTGCATTATCTTTTCCATTTAACCATTCAATACTTTCAGAATAATTAGCTTCATTTATTTCATCACCTTTAACAGCAAAGTTGTGTGACCAACCTTGACTATCTTTTGCGTATTTCAATGCTTTTATAATTATATTACTGTCCATATTATGCTCCTAATTCTATTACTGTGAAATTTGCTGTTGATGAACTAGCAAAACCTCCGCTAGAAGTTGTGCCATGACCTCTACCAAATCTTAATTCATTATTACTACTGTCAGTTTGTCTAGCAGTCACTCTAAAATATCTAGCATTTGAAACATCTGCTACTGATACTATCGTGTTTAATGATGCGTGAGCAGTATCATGAGGCGCCTCCCAATTAGCCATATAAGCACCACTATGTGACCAGTTTCCATTAGCGTCTGCTCCTGCGTGACCAGAAGTAAAGGCATCATATCTATCTCTGCTTGACCAAGATGAGTTGTCTGTTGAATATTCCCATCTCATAGCACAACCTGGGTCGCCAGTATCTTTACCATAAGCAATATTACCTAATAATAATAATTTGTTTCCAGTCGTAGGTGCTGTGTCTAAAGTGACGTCCAAAGCAGTTATTCTGTATCTTCCATCATTATAATTAATTACTACTGTACTTGTCATTAAAGCATTTTTAGATTGGATTATTCCACCAGAACTATCTGCCCAAGTTGGATTAGCACCAGTACCACCAGTTTGTAAAACTTGACCACTTGTTCCTGCACCAAGTCTAACCCAGTCTGTTCCATTGTAATATAAAATGTCACCTTGTGCTAAACCTGTTAAACTTGTGATGTCTGTTCCACCTTGTGCCATTACATTCCAGTAAGTAGTGTTTGTTGGCAGATTTCCTGTACTTGCTAAAATGCAAACGTATGACGAACCATTGTACGAAACAATGTCATCAACTGCATAAGCTGTAGAAGCATTATAAGCACCCTGCCAAGTGAACTTAATGTTTCCTATATTTACTGTAGCCATAATTGATTTTTCTCCTTGTTATATTGTAGCTATTAGTTCGCCATTTGAATTGAGTGAAAAAGTAAATCCACTCGCACTAAATAAAACATCATCAAAGTTGGCGTATTGACTTGCTGTGATGTTGTCTACTCCTTGATTAGTAGTTCTTACTCTTAAAGAATTAAGAGCAGGTACAGGTGTGTTTGCTGTACCACCCATATTACTATGTGCTGTGCAATAGTAGTAAAGTTGTGGTGCGTCTGTAGGAACAACGTAAGTCAAAGTATTTGCTGACGTGTCTCTAGTCACTCCTGTAGTGTATTCAGAACCACCACCATGTGTACCATTTGCTGTTGTTGATAAAGCAAAAGGGTGAGCTGACGGATAACTGAATACATAAGTGTTACCCTCTAATAATTCTAAAGTATCTTGTAAAACACCTGCTATATAAAATTTACTGCCACTTTCAGTAACAGCTATATTTATAGTAGATGGTGAGAAATATTTTTCAAAACCATAAACTTCTGCTGAAGAAGCATTTGCATATTCTAAAGCTGTACCACCAGAGTTTACAACTAAAGCCTGTCCTGCTGTGCCTATAGCCGCAGGTGTATCTGTTAAATCATTTACTGATACGTTAGCTAATGAAAATGTACCATAAGCCACTACCATTAAAATATCATTAACACTTGCACCACTAGCAAGTACAACGCTTGTACCTGAAGTTGCTGTGTAGTCTGCGTTTGCTAATTTTACTCCGTTTAAATACACATCGATAAATCCAGCATCGTATGCCATTGTTGCGCCATTTGAGTCTGCGCCACTAAATGTTGTCTGATTAGCAGTTGCTGTGTATTCAAATCTGTTTGCTGTTCCGTTTACAGTAGAACCTGCTGCGGCCCAACCACTTGATTTGTATACTTTTAATTCGTTAGCGCTTGTGTCGAAATAAAGGTCTCCGACATCATTTGATGTGCTTGGAGCACTACTTGCAATTCTATATCTTTCTGCAAAAGAGTTTACTCCTGATAGATTAGAAGCAACACTATTAACATTTGTAATATCATTTGCAACGTTATTAACATTAGTAATAGATCCCGCTACTGTGTTAATGTTTGTTGCGTTTCCTGCGACAGATGTTATGTTGGCGTCGTTAGTCGCGACTGTCGTCACATTTGCGTCATTGTTTGCGACTGTTGTCACATTTGCAGAAATACCTGCAACGGTATTTACATTTGCAATAGCGTTTCCAACTGTATTAACATTTGCTATGTTATTTGAAACTGTATCAATTTCTGAAGTTGCTTCATTTAAGTCGTCTGCTACAGTTTCTACTTCTGAAACTGCTTCTGCTAAATCATTAGCTACTGCAATAACTTTTGTAATATCTGTTGCGACCGTATTGACCGAAGTAATGTTAGTTGCTACGGTATTAATATTTGTCGCATTAGAATTAGTTTGTTGAATATCAGATATATTGCTGTTAACAGTGTTAATAGCCGCTATATTACTATTAACATTATTAAGAGTTGCTTTATCTGTTGCTGATAACCAAGTATTTTCTAAATAATTTTTAGTAGCAACATCTTGTGCACTTGTCGGATCTGCTACATTTGTAATTCTTTTATTAAGTGCGTCCCATTGAAAATTTGTATTACTGATTTGTATTGCATCACCAGCATTATCAATAGCTTCTTGTCCCATAAAGAACGCTTGTTGACTATCTGTATCTAAATCAGACTCTTTTAATACTGAACCTGCTTGATAATCTGTTAATCTTGCAGATTGACTAGTTGTTCGTCTAAACTCAACAGATGCACCTAAAGCTGGCGCAGAGCTTAAAGTAGCGACTGTGCCACCAGATGACAATGTAAAAGTTGTTGATACACCGTCTACTGTACATGCAACGTGAGCTGTCTCGATATAGTCAAAAGTTATTGAAAATTGTGTTGTATTTCCATCTCCTGTATATCGTACGAATGAATTAGCCATTTAATATAATAAAATCCTTTGTAAAGTGTCTTGTTCCTTATCTAAACGTGTACCTGAGCTTTTTGTGTTCTCTGGTTTAAAGAATTGATACTTGTCTTTTTCGTCTTGAATGATTGCCTTTTTAACTTCTGGGTACTTTTTGAGCATTTGAGCATAAGCTTTTTGTTTAAATGCATCATACCATTGTTGAGCTAAATACTCTTTACCACCTTGACGTTTTTTGCCATCTACAATTTGAGTTTCTTGCATTCGACGCCATTTACTACTTTTCATATTTCTTTCAAAATATTTCTCAATAGTAAGACCATTAACTGTAACTACACCAATTTGTTCTCTCCAATAATCTAATGCAGATTGGCCATTTAATTCAAATTCAGCTAAATCTACCTTACCTTTCATTTGTGTAGGTGGCGATAAAGCTACTTTTAATGCCGCTAATTCTAATAAAACTTTATTATTGTCAACAAACTCTGATACTTTACCAAATAATGCTGGTCCTTGTATTATTCCACTATAACCATCTGGATTTATAAAAAATGCTGTTTCATTCTTTTCTACTTCTTTACCAAATATATCTCTTTTCTTTTCTAAGCTACCTGTAAATGGTGTTTTTGACAAAATTTGGTCATAAAAAGATCTTGTATCAAACACATCTTTTGGTTGATCTAACATAAATGGAATACCTTGGTTTCTTAAACCAGTGTATGGAATAACATTACCAGCAACATTACCAAAGAATTTTCTAAAGTTTTGTTGAGTAGGTTCATTCATAAATTCCATAACTTCTGCAATTCCTTGTGTATAAGATTTATCAGTTAAGTTTCTCATAACTGTTAATGGTATTGCAGACCATAATGCAAACTTTTCTTCTTCATTCATATTAGTTACACCTTCTTTTAAGTCTGCTGCTAAACCATAAATGAAAAATCTTGGATCCATTCTGTTGTATGCTTTGTAATAAAACTTACCATTATCGTCTTTAACTAAAATTGAATATGGTTGCCAGCCAGTCATTCTCCATATTCTTTGTATATTTGGATCTGACGGACCTTTACCTGTAATTTTAGGAAGTCTTACCGTTTCTACAACATTACCTTTTGCATCTTTTATTTCTACAGCTTCGTATGATGTAACATAATCAAATGCAATAAATGCTGCAGATGTGCCAAAGAATTGTCTACCTATTACTTCGGCTCTAAGTCTTGGGTCACCTGATTTCCACATATCTCTCATTTGTTTTGTAAACAAACCAAGACCTGGAATTCTAGTACCAAAATGTCTCCATATATTTGTAGGTGTTCTAATAAATGGTGCTATAAATCTAAATTCTGGTGCTTGATTAAAAAATGACTCAATATTACTTGCCCAATCTCTATATGATCCACCTTTTATTTCGTTTGTAAAATTACTAATTCTAGCGTCATCTAAAGCTTTTTGATTTATGACTCCAAATTCTTTGTCTTTGACATTGGCAGCACCTTTTTCATCAAAACCTTTATTCATGATTTTTGTAATATTTTCTTTGCCTTCTTTAGATTTAATATCGATGTTTCTAGTCATTGTATCATCTAAAGCATTAGCATACAAACGACCTCTATAATTAAGTTGTTTTAATAACTCATCACCACCTATTAATAATCTTGATGGAAATTCTAAAAATACACCAATCCAATCGACAACTGTGCCTGGTAGACCTTCTAATTCTAAATTTTCAGCACTAATAGGTCTAATTGCTTTTCCATTTCTGACAGTTAAATTATCTTGTGTTTTCATTTTAGTATCTAAAACTGCGTCGCCTTGTTTTAGAGATAAATAAACCATTCTAAAACTTTCCTTCATATTTAACAGCATACCTTGATATTGTGCAAATCCAAGTCTTATAGATCTCTTATCTGCTCTAGCAAGTCCACCTGCCATTAATTCTAATGGTCTGATAACTGTTTCATGTAAACCAGATGTTAAGTTAATAGCATTTGTAAATATACCAGATAATAAAGAATTAATGTAAAGTGAGTTAAATATCTCTACACCTTTTTGCATTCTAGTTTTACCTAATGTATTATAAACTTGTTCTATTGTTTCATTTTGTGAAACTTTTGTAGCGATTGCAAATGCATCACCATTATATTGTGTAACTGTGTCTGACAATTCATTGACATTAATTGTTTTGCCACTTTTACCTACTTTAATTCTACCTGCTTGTGTTGTTCTTGCTGCACCACGTATTTGTTCTTTTAAGAAAAATGTAGTATCTTTAATAAGATTAGATAATCTGTTAAGTTCTGCTAAATCAGCACCACCTTCTTTGTATGCTTTAGCTCTATCAGCACCAAACTTTTTAATAATTTTGTTTGACAAAGCTTTGTGTTGAAAACCTAACTGTTGTAATACCATTTTAGACGCAAGCATTCTAACAGTTGATTGTTTTGCTGCTTCAGCTGCTTTTGGCATTGCTTTTAAAATTTCATCTGTATCTCTAGCAAGTATCTCAGCTAATTCTTTTGCAACTTTATTTTTTAATACATTATTTTGTAAATATTCTTTTGCATTATCATCTAAAGTTTCTAATACATCATCAATTGTTTTTAATACGTGTCTTGCACTTTTTAATTTAGATGTATTTAAAATTCTTTTTATAAATCTTTCAGCATCTTCTTGTGCTGTTTTTTGACCAATTTTTACTGCTTTTTCTACTTTATTAACATTAATTGCTTTGTTGCCTTCTACAATCTTTTTTCTAACTCTTAATGTTTTGCCTTTGCCATCTACTAAATCTTTTATAGCTTTGCCGTGGTCAGCAATAATTTCTTCTTTTTGTTTTAAATCTTTTACTTTACGTGCTTTTTTCATACCTTTAATACCAATAAGTATTTCTAAAGGTCCACCGATTAACATACCTTCTAGCACATTTTTAAGTCTGCCTTCCATCTCTGTGTCGTCTTCATCAATAGCTAAATATCTAGTTACTGCATTATTTAAAACTGGTGAGTCAAATTCTGTTAACATATTAGATAAGTTACCTTCATTAGGATCTAACACAGTCAAATCAGCAACAGCTCCTGCTGTCATACCTCTTGCTCCTGCTTTTACAAGTGTTCCACCTACTCCTACACCTTTTAAGAATTTAGATGGACCATACATACCTGTAATAAATCTTGAGACTGCCTCAGTAAACTGGCCAGCTTGAGTTTCTGGCTTATGAAAATCAGGCATAGTTTTCTTTTCTATATAACCGCCTTCTCTCCATTCTTTTGGCGATATATATTCTGGTTTTAAATCAGACCATTCGAATTCGCCATCGCCGTCTCCAAACTTTAAACCACCTAAACCTATTACGTGTTTTTCTAAAAAATCACCTTGAGCTTCGATACTATTAACTATACCTTGAGGTACACTCATTGACATATCTGCAACTGTTTGCCAAAAATTATGATCTTGTTCGTCTGGATCAGTTACTAATCCATTATTTTTAGGCTGAATTTTTTCTCTTTTAAATTCTGGATTTGTATCTATTTCTTTAAAAATATCTTCTAAAGTTTTTTCTGCCATTATTTTATACCTTTAAGAGCTGCTACATATGCTTCATAAGCATCTGCAATTTGTTGTGCACCAACATTACCTTCTTTATCTACAAAGCCATTTAGCTTTGCAATTGTAAATAAGAAATTATAAGAAGTGCCTTTTGTATCTTGCTTTGTCGGATCAGAAAACGAAAAATTACCAGAGTCTATATCAGCTCTTAAATCAACAATAGCATTTTGCACATTATTTTTTAATCTAGAAACATTGTAACCAATGTCTTTATCAAATGCTCTAATATTATCGATTTGTGCTTCTTCATATTTATCTTCTAATAGTTGTCTTAATTCTATAGATTTATTTTTTAATTGTGTAAGTGTCGCTGCTGGATACGCATTAACAAATGCTTTCATACGTTGTTTGTATTCGTCAGTCGCAAACGCTGCTTTTTGTCTACCATCGGTTTCACCAGCTAAATTGTTAAGTCTATTAAAAAATTTATTTTCTAATATTGAGTTTTGTTCGTTATAAAAAGCATTAAATTCTACATTAGTAGATACTTGTGCCATAAATTTTTCGTGTTCTACTTTTTCTGCGATTAATGATTGTTTAAAATCTGACCAAGATGCTGCACTTTTTGCATTAAGAAAACTAGAACCATTTGCTCTTTTATAAGTTTCTAATTGTTCTGCAAGTCTAATAGCTCTATCGTAGTCTGCATTTTCATCACCTTTTACAGCAATTTTAGCAATTACATTTTTGTATGCTGTAACAACTAACTCGTTGTATTTTTCGTTACTAACAAGTTTTGATGTTTTTACTAAAGCATCAACTCTATTAATTTCATTTGGTGTAATTACAAGTGTTAATGGCTCACCTTCTTTTTGTTCTGGTTGTGCAATTGGCTCTTGTTGTAAAACTGACTCAAGCTTTTTTAGTATGTTGTTTTCTGCTAATACTTTCATTTTTTCTGCATTAGCAGATGCATATTTTTGTCCTAAATTAGTATTAGTACCAGCTATGTACCTTTCTAGTCCTTTGAGATAGTATGGTGTGTTTTGTTTTATTTCAGATAAATACTTTTGATCATATTCTGCACTCCAATTTGTAAAAGCTTCACCTGTTAAATCTTCTTGTTCTTTATCTATATTTTCTGCCCACCAGTTTTGAAAAGCAACATTTTTTGCTGTAGCGTATTCTATACCTGCTGTTTCGCCTTTTATATTATCGTATGCTGCAATCCAAAATTTAGATTTAGTTTTATCAAAACCTTCACTATCTGCTAGTTCATTATAACTTTTATAATTATCTAATCTTGCAGCTTTTTCTGCTTCTGCTTTTTGTTTTTCATCATATTCTTTTTTAAAACCTTTACCAAAACTATCTATACCAGATGCAACTTCTTTTAATGCTCTTGACAATTGTAGTGCTTGTGAGTCACCACCTACTCTAACTGGTTGTATTACATTTTTTTGATATGCCATTATACTTCTCCGTATTTTCCACCTTTATAATCACCATATGTTCCTGTTGCTGAACCACCTATTTTTAAAGCTAATCCAAGTTTTGATGGAACAACTGGTGTTGGTAATTTTGCATAATTGGCTGACATCGCATTATATGCGTCTTCGTAGCCAAACAATGTTTGTGTATTTACATCTTCGATTTTGCCACCGAATAAATTAAATTCGTCTTTAAAATCAAATCCAATATCTCTTAGCACTGCTTCGACATTAGCATTACCAGACTCTAATCCTTTTAATTCACCTTTAGCTTGTTCTTTTATGACATCACGTTCTGCAGCTTCTTTTTTAATAGCAACATCTCTAAGTTCTTTTTGTCTTTTACGATCTAATTCTGCTAAATCAGCTAAATATTGTTTATTATAACTTTTTCTAGCTTCTTCATTACGTTGTCGTTGTAATGCTGCGACACGTTTCTGATCATCATATTCAGCTTTTGCTGATGCGACCTGAAACGCAAACTTAGACACTGCTATTGCTTCTGGTGTACACATATTTCTTCGTTATCCTTTACTATTAAATAAAAATTTTTTTTATATGGTCCTACTTTTAATTTTTTAGCTACAGTAAAACCTGATAACTGCAGCCATTTTAAAGCTAACCAATTTTTTTCGTATACAAAATTATATATTGAGTCATAATCTTCTGCTAAATGATTTATCCATGATTTACATTCTCTATAAAAAGAATTAGGAATTGATTTTATAAAGTCAGAACATAACAACCAAACAACACCTTGTCTAGGTTGCATTGGACAATCACTAACACCAAACATACCATATATAACACCATGGTCATCTGTAATTGTATAATTTTTTGCATTTTTTAAATTAAAACAACTCATTACAGCATCTAATGGTTCGATATTATGACTATATTTAATTTCTAATTTGTCTAATTTTCTCATATCTAAAGCCAAATACACAGCATCTTTTGGCACTGCTTTTCTGACATAAGGCATATCGACATTAGACACGTTGAGACCTTCTGTAGTAGAAACCTTCTACATCTGCTGATACTATACTTGCAGGCAAATACGAGCTTGATCTAAATGAAACTGTATGTTGTGTATTTTCTGCTTGTACAGGTACTCTAAAAACTCCTGACGTAACAACAGGCGAGTCAATAACAGAAGTTGGATTATCTATTATATAACCATTAAAACTATACGTTTTATCTGTTCTTGTATTGTGTGTTACTACTACTTGAAAGAAACCTGAGTTTACATAGTCAAATGTAATTGTTCTAATCTGAAATCTACCAGTTGTTACTGCTAATAAACCACCGCCTTTGCTTGGTTCTCTTACATATTGTGTTGACAATGTATAAAGTGTTGTAAATGGAAAACCAAAATAAGCTGATGTTATATTTCCTTTTACTGTTGCTGTTGTGCCTGTTTGACTGTTAATTGTTAAATCTGCACCAGTTGTGGCATTAACACATTGTAAATTTGTGTTGACTTCATAAGGCAATGTAAATGTTGTTAAATCAGTTGCAGAGTTATAAGTACCATTAACTTTGACACGTTGATCTAAATATACATTCATTCCTAATGTACTATCTTCTAAATTTCTTAAATCAATTCTATACAAATGTGCTTTAGTTCTTTCGTTTGCAATTATATAAATAAAACTTTCTAATGCAAATCCACCTATTATTTGTATGCCTGTAAAATCCCAATATGACCAAGCACTTTGTACTTTTTCATTACCATTCCAAAAATATTTGTATACATACATACGATTTGCAAATGTCGGAGCAACATTAGTACTTATTGTATAAGGTGCACTATTACTATCTGGGCCATCGTCTACTAAAGTGACTAATGTATCTTCAATTGTATTCGAAATAATTTTGTATGCATTATCTGGTATTAGACTTGGTACTGCAACAGTAATATCTATTGCATCATTATTAGTTGTGTCTGGTTCTACAAAATATTCTCTCATTGCAGAATTGACACCACGTTTTTGTGTAAAATAAATATAGTTACCTGCACCTGTTGGTGCAACTGCAGGATCGTGTTCAAATCTTGTTGATAAACTTATCGCTGTATCTGTTGGTGATAATCCAGTTGCTGGAGACTCAATCTTAAATTGAGCTCTATCAGAAAATAATAATAATTCTTCATTAAATGGTATTGCGTGTTTTAATATACTAACTTCGTTAGAAGTCGCCGCTAAGTCTACTGGATCTGTTGCTAATGCAGATGCTACAGTAGTCGCAAAGAAATTAAAATATGCACCAGCTTCACTAAATATAATATTTTCATCTGCTAGTATTCCAAGTCTATTTTTATAAAATGTAATATTATTTATTGCAAAACCTATAAAACTTGGATCTGGATTAGTATCATCATCTCCTGATTTTTTCTCGTCCCATGATACTTGTGAAAATGTAAAATTACCTGTTGCAGCGTCTCTTACTAATTTATGTGGCATTGTACTTGCGTCAAGTTGTGTTTTAACACCTGGTCCAACAGTTTCTGTCCAGACACCATTACCAGTAAAATTTACATAATAATCTGTATCTGATGTTCCTTCATCACCAGATATTTTTATGATTGTACCTATACCTGCATAATATGGTAGTTTAGTAAAATCGTTGACTTCGTCTCGTATAGAATACATTGCAGAGTCACCAGCACCATCTGATGTTGTTATTGTATATCCTGAGTTATTACCAGCAGGTCTTATATCTATTACTGAGTCATATCTAGTAACAGTAAAATTTGACATCGAATTTAAAGCAGTGCCTGAAAAAGTACCTGGTGAACCACCAGATCCAGTTACAAGTATTTCTGCAATTTTTGCAGTATCTCTTAAAAAACCTTGAGTTGCGACATCGTCACCTGCAGGCATTTGAAAACTTGCAGTTCCACCACCGCCGTTTGGGTGTGTTAATGTAATACTATAAGTTCTACCATAATTACTTGTTTTTACATAAACTAATGATTGTTCTACTTTTGCTGCACTAGTTGTCGAGCTCATCGCTGGCGTAATGCTTTTATTAGCAACAAAAGTTGTATCTCCTACTGATACAAATTTAAAATCATCTTTTGGATTTGTTGTAGTCAAATAACTTGACCCACTAGAAATAGTTACAGTTTTCTCTGTTCCGTCGACTTCATATGCTTTAATACCACCATTGTATGCCGCAATAAAATATTGATTATTGCCATCTCTAATAAATGGATGAATAGCTGTATTTGTGGAAAATATTTGCGAAGATAAAAGATTACTCACGTGTTCTAATGGTGGTCTTCTTGATAGACCATTTACAATAGATGATTGAGCATTTATCTGCGCTTCACCTTGAGTAAGGTTACGTTGTGTGGCATTCTGTTCAGAAATACCATTAACTAGATTTGGTATAGTCGTTGATATAACGGGCATTAGTAGTACCTTCGAGTTGACCCACGATACATAATACGATTAGATAAATCGTTTTCTAATATATTTAGTTTTTCATTCGCAGCGTCTAATTGTTGACAAGCAACTCTTGCTTCTAATTCGTCTTGAGCACTAAATCCTGCTAATTCTTTAGAACCTAAGTATCTTGCTTGAAACCTTCTGCCTGCTGTTGTTACAATATATCTTCTTGCAAACTGAGGTAACTCAGTAAAAGGTAACAATATAATCATATCTACTTTTAATGTATTAGAAAATATATCTGTATTTTTATCCTTATCGTATAAAAATGCATTTCTAATTATAACATTTTTTGTAGAATTATGAGGTCTTGTTGTAACCCATACAGCATTAGATGGCACAGGAATTTTGCTGTTCGAGTCTAGTGCAAGTGGAAAGTCTTCTTGTGTATTAAAGTTCCAACCTTGTGTTTGTACATCTACACTAGTTTCATCTAAAATTTGTTTTGCAATAGCAACATCTGTACCAGTAGTTGATGTTATTGATGAAACTGGAGCTTCACCAATAATTGACAACATAGTATTAATTGCTTGCAATTCTGTTGTTAAAGTAATTTGAGTAGCCATTATTATTTAATTCCTAATTAAGTTAAACTAGGCGGTTCAGTCTCCCTCGCCGCCTAGTCCTTATAAGTATAAAGAAACTATTATGCTTCTTTAATTCCTACTGCTGCTTCTGGTCTTAATACACCATGTCCCATAGCGTATTTAGCAACCATTAATGTACCTTGTCTTCTGATGTCATATTCTGACTCAACAGCCAAGTCCATTAACTTCACAGTTCCTACCGCAGATGGGTGACAAACCAAAGCAACAAAGTTAGATAAGTCAACAGCTTGTGGAGTTGAACCACCTTGTGTTGCACTACCTGCGTCTGCGCCTGTTGTCACATTAGAAGATACAAAGTGAGGTACTGGTATTAAATCAATTCCTGCTATTCTTTGTACTCTACCTTCTGCAATCGAACCATTACCACTGAAGTCAACGTTGATTGCGTTTGTTGCATTAGCTAGCTTGTAATATTCTTCTGTTCTTAAGAAGCATTTTCTGCCTTCTTTTGGAACATAATTATCATCAAGCGTTTTAGCTGCTGAAAACAACTCTTCAATCATCGCGTTAGCTGCAGTTGCGTCTGTTGCTGAAGCAATGTTTGTATTTGTTAATACAGTTCCTGTTGGGTAATTTGTATCACCAACATTTGCTGTAGTAGTTTTTGCTGCTTGACCAATAGTCTGTAAGATATGCTTATCTTTTTGGAAAGCTAATGCTCTTCCAATCTCTGAAGAATAAGCGCCTCTCACGTCATAATGGTTTTTAGCTTCTTCAATATTTGATAAGAATACTGAAGATATTAAAAGATCATTAATTGTAATGACCTTCTCGTTGTGGTTTACATCTGAACCAGTGATCTCAGTTCCTGGTGTATGGTATGCCGCTGAAATTCGGCCCATCACTGGGAATTGTGCTGACTTACCTGATGCGATTGCTCTCACCATGTCAGCTCCCTCTGTTGCTGATGCTCTTTCGAACGAAGTTAATACTTCGCCAGCGAACACTTTAAGAAACAGAGCGTCTTCTGAACCACCGGCATTGACTTTACCCACACTTACTGGGCTTGCGTTTGCCATAGTTTTCTCCTTTGACGTTATTGTTAATTAAAGCCATCACATGCATAAGTTCACAGCCAGATTGTCTTCCGCAGAAGGTCTTTAGTTATTTTAATTATGTTAAGGCAGTTGCTTCCTAAATAGGAAACACAACTATGATTTTTTATGACGATTAGCAAAGGCACGTGCAGACGATGCATTTCTAAATCCCCACTTACGCAAAGCTAATGCTTTACGAGTAGGACGGCCTTTGCTGTCTTTCATTGGTCCTTTCATTCCACCAAATCGTGCTGCAAAAGAAACTCTTCTAGGATTAGTTCCTTTTCTAACTGGTGCTTTTAAACCAAATTTTTTTCGTCCTTTAGCATTAAGCCCACCTGATGGGCTTTGATACTTTTTTGCTACCATCTACTTTTTCTTTTTCTTCTTTTTAGGAAAACCTGCTTTCATATTTGCATAAGCAGATTTTGAAATTGTAGATTTAGATTTAGGTCTTGATATACCAAGTCTTTTTCGTCTATTTATATTGGCATACAATCCACGTTTTTTAGCCGGCATTATCTTTTAGCCTTTTTTATTTTCTTTTGCAATGACATCGGCAAAGTTTTTTGCTTTTTAGTCAATGCTTTTTTAGGTCTACCTTTTTTAGAACCATATGTTCCTTTTCCCATTGGCATAAGCTTCTCCTTTATAAGTTACTGTTTGATATTTTTTGTTGTACTTCAGCTTGATAAGCTGGGTCTTTTCCGTATCGTGGATCTTTCATCGCTTCTGTGACTTGAGCCCACGACTCATATGTAGCGACAGTATTAGATTGTCTACCACTTATAAGTTCTGGTTCACCTTGATCAGTTTTCATTTGTGCATTTAAACCTGCTACTGCGACTTTAATTGCATCAACATCTCTGCCATTTACAATTCTGTTGTAAGCATCAATTTGATCTGGTGACATATTTTCTTTTGCCCATGACATCATGCTAGTATAGTTCTCTTGGCCACCAACAATTCCTTTTATTTCTGTTTCTAATTGTTGTGCGACAGCATTTTGTCCTTGAATATAACCATCTACAATATCTTTTGAGATACCAACTTGAGCTAATTTATTTAAAGAGTCATTAGACAACTCGCCATTGTCATCATATTCTTTTTGTAAACTAGCCATATCTAAACCAGCAGACTCAACAACTTCTTCAGCTTTAGTATCTTGTTTTATTTCAAGACCTTCTTCTTTTTTAGTCTGTTGTGCTTGTTTAGTATTTTTTGCTTCTAATTCTTGATAAGCTTTTATTAAATCTTCTTGACTATTAAATTTACCAAGTATTTTTTCAGGTTGCTGTTGTTCAGATTTATCTGTTGTTTCAACATTTTCCTGTTTAGTTTCCTCGACTTTTGTTTCTTCAACAGGCTTTTCTGAGGTTGTTTCTTCCTGTTGTACTTCTACTTTATCTACCATTAGTTATTCTCCGTATAATTGTTTAATTGTTTTTCAACACTTTGCATATCGATATCGCCATTTCTAATACCATCAACCATACCTTGTGCTACTGGTCCAGCTGCAGCGTCTACCATTTTATTGCCCATTTCAGCTTGTTGTTGTTGTTGCATTTCTGCAGCAATTTGTTCTTCGTCTTTTAACAAGCCTTCTGTGTCGATACCATGACTAGTTGCTATTCTAGTAATTAGATCACTTACATTTATTAATTTAGTAGCTTCTGGATTTATTTGTGCTAGACCTGCAATGTCTGACACAAACTCTCTAAGTTTTACTAAATCATTACCACGACCTAATGCCTCTACGCCAGTGATGATAGTAGGTGAAACGGAACCTTTTGGTAATTTAGGTATTTCACCTTTTATTCCTAACTGTTTCATTAATAAGTTTACTAATGGAACCTGGAATTCTTGTGATAACAATGAATAGATACCACCTAATGCAGCTTCTAATTCATTTGCTAATTTTCTTATTTCTTCTGCTGTTACACGTTCTGCATCTCTAGTTACTGCTGATTGAAGTAAAAATACATAACCTAATCTTTCAGTTAAACTTTTGATAGAACGTTCTACAACTTGTAAATCATAATATTTTTCTGCTTGCAATACATCAACATCTTCTTTTGATCCTGTAATAATATCACCATTTTGTGACTCTACTAAATCTCTTTTCTTTGTTGTCGCATTTGGTCTTACCATAAATACAACTTTTGACATTGCTGCTGATGCTTGTAATAAAGCTTTTGATAAACCTTCTAATGATTTTAAGTCTCCTAAAAATTCTTCTACATAAGATCTACCATAATCTTCATTTTCAATTCTAATCATTCTTAATGGCATAAATGGTAAGTCTTCTGATTTAAAAGAACCAATACTTTTTGGTATTGTTACCATATTGCATTGTTGTTCTGTATGATATTTGCCATCTTTTTGTAGTTGTATATTTGTATATAAATCTACATCTTCACTATTATCTGTAATTTGACAAAGCATTCTTGTTTCTTCATCAAACGTCAATGGCGACACTGACTCTTTAATAACTATTTGTAATAAATTTCCATATGCATCTCTATTAACTACATATTGTTCTATATTATACAATTTCATTTTAGAGTCTTTTGACATATGCAACAAAACATTACCTGTAATAAGAAGATGTTTTAATGCTTCGAATACTGGTACTCGTATTGCATTTTCTTCTATAAATTTCATCACTCGTCTTTCAAGTTTTGCTAAAGACTTTTCGATATCTGTTTTTAATTCAGGTTGTGTTTCTAATTCTTGTTGTGTTTTACCAGATACACTTAATCTAAAAAATGGTTGATTAGGTGGAAGTAACAATAATAATAATTTGCTTGCTAAGTTATTGACGCCGCGTGCACCTACACTTTGAAATGGTGTATATAATTGCGATGATGAGCTAAAGCCATCATAAGGCAATACTGCAGGCAAAGTTAACTCTGCACATTCCTCAGCTCTGTCACAAAAATTATCTCTTTTGACAGCGAGTTTATCGTACATTTTGCGTATACTTTGTTCAGTCATAATTAATTATTATTTTGGAACGTTTAATGATGAAGTACCAGGTAGAGTAACGTCTGTTCTTAAAGACTTTTTACCTACTCTTTTCTTCTTCTTTTTTAGTTGCTCTTCTTGACCTTCCGTCTCAATTGCCAAATCTAATTCTGGAACAGCTGAGTCAGTCACCGGAGTTGTAGTAACAACCGGAGCTGGAGGTGGAGGTGGCGGAGGAGCACTCCTTCTGGGTGCGCACATATTATTTCACTTCCTTAAGTTTAGTTTTTAAAAATTCGACAACATCTCGCTGACCTGCTTTAAAAAATATTTCTCTTTCAGAGTCGTTAATATTAGGACTTTTTAAAGGGTATATTTTTTTATCTAAATCTTCGATTAATTCTTCGATTTTAACTGGTAAAACATAATCATTTGTTGCCATATCTTATCTAAACATGTCACTGTTTGTGATCTTTTTGTTTATCCTCTGCGTCTTTTATTAAATAATCTATATAATTCTTTGCTTTTTTAAGATCTTCTATACCATTTTTTAGTTTCCAGCGAGTCACATACTTAATGATATTGCCTTCATTATATCCTAAATTATTAGATGTGATATAATCTCGCGGTTGTATTTTAAAAACATTATAGTGTTTTGGATCTATTTTATCGGCCATTTGGTCTCCATAATTTTACTTTTTTAGATTTAAAATCATAGTCTTTATGTTGTAAAATATAACTAAGTCTAGCTTGCAATAAAGCATCATCTTCAGTCAATTTAGCTTTTATAAAAGTTTCTGTAATAGCTTTCCAATAGTCTTTTGGTTTATGACCTTGCAATATTCTATTTGCACTTACAGGCCCAATACCTGGACAACCAGGAAAATTATCCGTACTATCGCCAACAAGTGTTTGCATTGCATGATTATATTGTGCTTTAGCTTTTGTTATTTTTAATAAAGACGAACCATCTTCACATATATTTGTAGGTATAGTTTTTAAATCTTTATCAATAGAAACAATAATTTTTGTACCTTTTATTGATGGATCTGTCGCATATATACCCATTAAATCATCTGCTTCTAATCTCGGTTCACTCATTGCTTCATGTTCTTCAAATAACCATTTACGCATCTGTCCTAAACATACAGGTTTACGTTTGTTTATTCTATTTAATTTATAATCCGGATATATTTGTTTCCTAAAATTATTACTATCTGATAAAAATATTAATACTTTTTTTGCATTAAAATTTTCTGTAAGTGTTTTAATATAACTTTTATATTTATCTTTTGCTGTATTAAAATCACTGTGCAATGTCCACATATCATCACCCCAATCTATTGCTTCTTCTATACCTGATGAGATCTGATAACATAGAATATCGCCATCTATTAACAATGTATTTGACATTATTTGTTCTCCATTTGTTTTACTAAAAATCTTGCTAACCGCATTAGCTCGTATGGGTGTGCATTATTTTTTAGTGTGTTTGCTTTCATACTTATCCATTGCACATTGCCAGGCACATATCCTATATTTGGATCTATTCTGTCAATTGATGCAGATCTATTCCTATCACCTAAAGCAAAACCCATTTGTGTATTAAACACAGGGCATATGCTATCTGTAGGATAAATTTTTTCTAAATACTCTTTTGTGATCGTACACTCTACATTTCTTCGTCTTGCTCTTTTTCGACATGCACGCAATACTTCTCTAATATTAAGAGAAAACCAAGCTTGTTTAGTACACCATTTTTCTCGTATACCACTTTTACGATATACATAACCTATAAATATAAGATCATTTACACAATCACCTTTTTTATATGTTTTATTTGTTTTTAAAACATTAATGTATTTCTGCCCAGTTTCTACCAATTCTTGACTCACCTGTTAATGGCACTCTTAAATTAATACGTTTTTGAATGCGCTCGATTGCTTTTACTGCTTCTATTTTTGCATATTCTGCTTTGTCTTCTGTTACTTCTAAAATAATTTCATCGTGTATCCACCCGACTAATTTTATATCATCACATAAAAACGAGCCACATTCGTCAATCCAGTATTTAGAACATATTGCGCCACCACCTTGTAATAAAGAATTTAGTGATGTATGCTCTGCTCGTATATGAATTTTACGACCATCTAAACCTTTTATAAAACCATTTGTTTTACCAACTTCTTGTACTCTTTGTATTAATTTTTTTAAAGCAGGTATTTTATTTAAAAATTTTTCTTTTAATTCAAAACCTTCTTGTGTTGGTCTATTCATTACTTCCGCTAATCTTTTGCCACCACCTCCATATAAAAATGTATACATAAATCTTTTAGCAAGCCATCTTTCTTCTTGTTTTAAATCTAGTGCTTGTAAAGTTCTTGTGTGTATATCGCCATTAATAACATCGTTTGCATATTCGCCATTGTCGTATGGGTACATATAATGACCAAGCATTCTTAATTCTAATTGCGACATATCTGCACCTACTAATACTTTACCTTTAGGTGCACAAAATAATTCTCTACATTCTTTGCCAAACTCAATAATAACTGCAGGTACTTGTGCTAAGTTTGGCGATGCATGCGTGCATCTACCAGTAACAGCACCATTAGTATTTATTGAGCCATAAATTCTATTATTCTTTTCTAATTTTAACCAAGCATTTTTGCCTTCTGCAACTTGACCAATTCTTTTTTGTATCATAAAATATCTAGATAATATTTTTGCTTCTGGCCATTCTAATTCAGCAAGTACTTCGTCGTCTACTCTTGCTTTACCATCTGGTGTAAATTTATTTGGTTTCCAGTTACGATGTATTTTTAATCTATATGCGATATGTTCTCTAGAATTAGGATTAAATTCTATTGTTTTTCTTTTTATAAATGGCACACCAGCCTTATATCCCATTTTTTTGTTGTCTCGTTTAGGTATAAATTCTGATGTTTCTTCCCATGATGGAAAGTATTTTTTTATATCTTGTTCTAACTTTTCACGTTCTGCTGATAAATTACTATAAAATTTTTGGGCAGTTATTGTATCAAAACCAATACCATTTGACATCATTTTTACACATTTGTTTTGTACTTTGTGTTCTAGATCTAAAGACTCATCACTATAATTAGTTGACAATATTTTATTATATAATTTATGCGATACTTCAACATCTTGTTTACAATACTCTAACATCTCTGGTGTAAACTCAGTCCAGTCTCCTGGTTTTTCTCCTTTATAACAACCAAGTCTATGTCCCCAAGACTCTAATGTATGTCTACCTATTAATTTACCAGGAAAACCTTTATGCATATTTTTAAAATCTATTTCTTTTATATGTGCCCATATTAGTCGTGTAGCAACAAGTGTATCAAATAGTTCTGCATTTGTTTCTACATTTAAAACTTTTTTAATTACTGGCATATCGAAAGCAACAATATTGTGGCCAATAATTAATTTAGCATCTTTTATTTTTTCAATTGCTTTATCTAAATCAGTTATAAATTCATTTGTGTTTATGTCTTTTAATACAATGCAATGAATTTTAGTTACTTTGTCTAATAAATTATCACATTCTAAATCTAATATATAATGCATGTTAATGTATTCTGTGAAATTTTACAGAAATCCTCTCTATGTTTGGGTTAAAAAAATATAGTGCAGATAGTATTTCGACACACATATCTCGATCATCTTCAGTGTGTACATCAATCCTTGCTACACCTCCACTATTTACTGTTTGTAATGCGTCGACAATAAGTTCCATAATATACCTATTATAATAATCCATGTTCAGCAAGCCTACCAGTAGTTGGGTCGTAATTTAATTTACATGCCACACCAGTTTCTCCACTGAAACGATTTTTTAAAATTCTAACAGTCGTTGTTGTAGAATTTTTTTCTGATTGTTGGTTTCGTTCTAAACCAATTACCATGTCTGAAAGTTGACCAATACCAGCACTTCCTCTTAATTGTGACAATGTTGTATGACCACCTTCTTCGTGTCCTTTTTCTGTCAATGCTCTTCTTAAATGAGATACTAATATTAAACCAATATTTGTTTCTTCTACTAATGATCTTAAACCTGTCATTACATTGTCAATCGAACGTCTTTCGTCACCACTTTCTAAACCAGAAACAACAATCGAAATATGATCTAATACAATATATTCACATTTTAGACCTTTAGCTAAATATCTAATCTTTGATAATAAATTACCAAATTCTAATGAACCAAAATGATTATAAAATAAAACATTATTACTACTAAATAATTTATCAAAACTTTTTTTAATTTTATTTTTATCTATTTCTTCTGTTGACAAATGCAAAGGCGTATTAATATCTATACTTACTAATCCTTCTGCTGATTTTCTTAAATTTTCTTCTAATGCTATGTAACCAATTTTTTTATTTTGTAATATAAGATGATATGCAAGCTCTCTACAAAATTGACTTTTACCAATACCTGTACCTGCAGTAATAGTTAACAATTCACCTTTTCTTAATCCATGTGTTTTCTTATTTATTGACGCAAACGGATATGGTATTGAGTCTATTTTAGGTTGATTAACAACTGCATCAAATAATTCATATGCGTCAACAATACCATCTGGTCTATATACTTTTGCGTCCCATAAACAATTAAGTAATTCTTTTGTTTTACCAGCTACAAGCATTTCATTAGCGTCTTTTAAAGGTAGTCTTGCAATTTTAGCTTGTCCTGGTTGAAATAATTCTGCAACAGCTTTTGCAGCTTTTTTGCCAGGTTCATCTTGATCAAAACAAATTATTACTTCTGTAAATCCTTGTAAAAATTCTAATGATTTAGCTACATCTTTTGCAGCAGAGTGTGCGCCATTTTTTAATGATACAACTGGCCATTGATTACCATATACTTGACTAACACTTAAACAATCTAATTCTCCTTCGACTATTGTAATTCGTTTGCCTTTATCTCTAAATAAATTTTCTCCAAATAATCCGACTTGTTTTGCATCACCTAACCATGCAAAAGTTTTATCTTTAAATCTTAATTTAAGATTATTATTACCGTAATCAGCAACATGTACTAATTGACTATTGTAAGTCGCAAACTTATAGTTATACTTTTTGCAAGTATCAAGATTAATCTTACGACTTACAATAGGTCTATATTCAATGTTACTTAAGTCACTATGCATTACCTCCTCCAATTTTTTTGCGTGCTCGTAATATTCACAACCAAAGCAATAGGCATGTCCATCTGTGTAACGAGCAAGATTGTCTTTACTTCCACAAGATGGGCAAGGTTCATGTTGTAAAAATTCACTTTCCATAATTTAATTTGAACTTGGTCAGATCATATTTTTTATTTGAACCATCTATCGATGCAGCCATTATGTCAGTAATGAGATCGAGGGTTAAATAATGACGCGTGATCTGCCAAGTCATTCCTCTCCTTAGCACAAGTGCTAGCGGCAGGGTTGGTCCCACTTCAAACGCGCCTCTTACCAATTTTAGTTTAGTACTAATGAAGGCATAAAGTTTCTGACAAAACATACTAAACTATCCCCGGCAAAACTTGTTGTTTGTGTTCATCATAATTTTCATTTGCTTTACTCCACAAATAATCAATTAATTGTTGTCCATCTTTAAAATCTAATTTTGTTTTTTCTGGTGTAAATTGGTTGCCAAAAATACAATCAGTTGCTTTTTGCCAATGTTGTTTATAAAGATGTTGTGAACCTGCTGTTAATATTAAATGACCTAATTTTAATTTAATATTGTATTGTGCTTTTAATTGCAACAATACATATAAAGATATTTGTGAAAAATTAAATACATCATAAACCCAACCAAGCCAAGCGTCACTAGAACGCATTGTTGCATTACAATACAAAATATTTTTTCTAATTATAAATTGTAAAGTTAATGTACACGGAATGTCTTTACTAGGTCTTGGATTTTCTCTCCATATACTAATTATAGCTTGTCGACTTGACTCGTCATTTGCAAGTGTTTCGATAACATATGGTAATTGATCAACAACTTTTACTCCATAAGAACCAAAATAACGTACGCCATCGTCACTAAATTTATGTATCATTTTAGAATAAGGTGAGATTGTTGCTACACGATTGTCACCTGACAATATCCAAGCAGCTTCTGCATATCTAAATTTGTGACCAATATCTCGTTCTTTAATAGATACCATTGGTTCAGTCATCGATACTCTTGTTTGATAACCTAACAATTCTTTTGTTTCCATTTTTCTTGGTGCAAATACTGGTGCAAATTCTAAATCTTTCAGCATTTGTACCCATACACTAGTCGCGCTGGCCATAAATCTCCCTCTTTACAAATTCTTCTGTGTTGTGTTCTGCATAATTGTATAATGTCCAATAAGGGTACATGTTTTTAAACAAATGATATGCATCATAAACTTTAGAAACATCTTCAAAATCTTCGTGTTCTTTACGTTCTAAAAATCTTTTTAATACTAAATCTTTAGGTGGCAAACACAATATGTATTTTGTAGTCGCATGTTTTTTGCATTCTTGTTCCATTGAATATACATTATAAGATGGACCTGCTCTAAATGTCGTTCCGTACACAAGCTCGCTTGGCCAATGTCGATCAATAATTACATTATCTAATTTTAAACAATCCATATGTGGCTTGTAGGCTTTAGAATAAATACCATTATGTATATATAAATAATCAGTTAATTTTTGTTTTAATAAATTTGCAAGTGTTGTTTTACCTGCACAATCTGGTCCTTCTAATATAATTTTCATTTTAACTCCTGTTCTATGTCTTTACTTGATGTTTCAATAATTAATTTTCCATATTTTTGTTGTAAAGTTTTTATTAAATTTTTTAATGAGCTAACTTGATGATATGTAAAATTAGTAGACCCAGCTAATTGTATTCCAATTGCCTCGTCATTATGTAAACCTAAACCAAAACCAATTGCATCATCAGCTCTTCCTTTTTCGACTTTGCCATCAAGTGTTATAAAATAATGATATTTATAACCTAACACACCTTCTTTGCGATGTTGCATTTCGACTTGGTGCTTAGTAATATCCAAGTTTGATGGTGTATTAGTATGATCAATAAAAATTGAATTAGTTTCTTTTCTAGTTCTTAATCCGACATTTCTCATTAATCCACTCCGTAGGTATTGTTTCCTTTGCATATTTAAAACCGTTTGTTTCACACCATTTAGCATATGTTGTTTTAGATATTTTGCTTATACGTTGCATTGGATTTGAAAACACAAATCTTATATCTAAATGCGGGTGTTGTTCTTTAATCATTAAATGTTTTTGACGATCTTTTGTAAAAAATATTCCTTTCGCTTCTATAATTATACCATTTGGTAATTTAAAATCTGGTGTATATCTTGTTGCTTTTGCTGGTTTCACAAATTTTACCGTTAACGTTTCATACTCAAAAGGAACGCCTAGCTTTTTTAATTGCATAGCTATGCGTTCCTCTAAGCCACTTCTATACGAAGTCTTCTTGTTGCGAAGGTTCGACGTTGTCTGTCTCTTCTTTCGCCACAAGTTGTTCTTCTTCCGTATGTACATAGCCATCTTCTTCTTTAAAACCTAACGAGTCCATAGACGGCATCGCACGAGATTGTAATTTAAGTATTTGTACTCCAATTAATCTCAATGAAATACCAGCTCCATTCGCTGGCACATAATAAGGTATAAGGTCTGCAGATACTTTAACTTCGCTGCCACCAAAAATATCTGTATTGATAATTGGTTGACCTTTTGCATCAACAACATGCGGTCTAATTGCCACATCGCCAATTTTAGCTTTAGTTTTAATTTTAAATAAAACTTTATTGCCTTCTTGTTCATCATATGGTTTAGCCGCAAGCTTGATTTTCTTATTAGGTGCTTTGGCTTTTTCTGATGCTATGTTGTCATCGTAAGCCTTGTCGATGATAGTAATAAGTTTTTGTGCCTTATCCTTATCGACAATTATGTTACAACTATACAACCCATCTGGATTAAACTTCGTATCTGGCTGTTTAAGCCATGGATAAGACGCATTTCCGACAGGCGTTGTAACTCGTACATATTTAGCCATGTTGTCCTCCTATGCTAATTGTTCTATATGTGTTACTAATACACTCCATTATGAAAAGAAATACGTTGCTTTGTTAATCTCTTCAATATCAAGTGTCCCTTTTTTTGGAAGTGGCTGCATTTTTACTCTAAGTTTGTCGGGCAACAAAGTATAGATTTGTTCTCTAAAATGGTCTAATGGATCCATTTCAGTATACATTTGTATAAACGCAGATCTGGTACATTTATTTAGTATATCCATATCCGCTGGTAAAGTCGCATATGAGTCATGTACCATTCCAAAATCTTTTATGCCATGTTGTATGCAATGATCTATTGTAAGCAACATCGCTGTTGCGTCAAGACTATGCACAAAGTTTGGCGAAATACCATTTGCTTGTTTTCTTCTATTTATTTTTTCTGTATTTGATTTTATTCTTATACGACCCATCATTTTAGTTTTGACAACCATATCTTTTTGGTCATAATAAGCTTGTTGTACTGGAAAACCTAAAGGAGAAACCCAGTGTACAGGTGTTTTAAGTGTTGCACAAAGTCTTGCAGCGTGTTGTAGCCATGCCATTGCTTCTCGTGCTTTAATCACTGTATCACCAATAGAGTCCCATATTATATGTGCTAAAAATAAATTGGCATTTGTTCTATTCATAAATGGAACACGATCACCACGTTCTTCTCGTTCTTCTACATAATCATCGACAAAATCAACGCAAGAATATCTAGTACCACCATATGGCAAAACCATTACAGATCGTTTTGTTGTTTTACGATCAACACCAAAATCTAACCATTGTTTTGCGTATGGATTATCAGATTGTTTTAATTTTAAATTAACTTTATCAGCAACTATTTGATAAATATCTTGCGGATCATTTGTGTTTGTTAAATTTACTGCATGTCCACCAACTTCATCTCTCAACATTGCTGAAAAATGTTGCAAACCATTACAACTACCATCGATATTAATAGGTAAACTACATTCGTAAGCTCTACCATGTTTTATAAACTTATCAAATTCCATACACGCAGCAAGAAATTGCCATGGTTTATCTGCTTGTTCCCAAAAATTACAAGTAAAAGGTGATTGACTACTTGCAATAATATCTTCTTTGTGTTTCATCGCCCATTGTTGTCGTTCTTGTAAAGGCACTTTATCATAACCATACATGTTTGCTAAATGTATACACAAGTAACGTTCACCAACTTCACCTAATGGTTTACTATTAGAAAATTTTAATAATGCTTTAGACAAATCAGGTCCTTGTGGATTTAAATATGCTGGAACAGGGTACATACGACCTCTAAAATCAAACTGATGTGGAAAACCAATTTCAGTTTCATCTTCAAACTTTTTACCAAGCCATATTGTTTTAGCAGTCGCTAATCTTTTACTTCCTAATTTTTTATTAAGTGTATAAACAGCAGCAGCTTCGCCTTTCCATCTTTTTAATACTTGTTTTTCGTCATCATTTAAAGTTGTTTTATTAATAATAGCTGAAGGTTTATTAGGTAAATCTAATAATTTACTTGTAACTAAACCACCTCTATTTCTGTCATCATTATCAAACACAGTTTGTGCAACTAACAAAATATTTTTGTTAACTTTCCACATTGTATCTTGCACAGCATTAATACCTTGATAAACACCAGGCATATCGTATTGATGTAATTCTTTTAAATAAGTTCTATGCGAAGTAATATTATGACCTGTAACAAGAAACATCGGCGATATATGTCTTGATATATAACCACCACCAATAGGTCTTTTCCAACGTCTTGGTCTTATCAGCATTGGAAAATTTTCTGCATTTAAAAACTCATTAAAGTCTTTTACTTTTTTAATCCACTCTAAAGTTTTTTCAGTTGGTTGTATTACAAAATAAGATCTTTTTCTTTTTATTTCTTTTGATACTTTACAAAGATTTGTTGCTTGTATAAATATTGAGATTAACTTCTCGCCAACTAAAAGTTTTTCTCTTGTTGTCCATTTAGTCCATTCAAAGCCTTGTCTTTTACTACTAATTAATTGTTTCCATCTACGATATTCATAATGTGATGTACGCTTGTTTAAATCTTCTTCTATTTTATCAAACAAAAAACCATGTGTTTCACAAAATTTACGAAAATATAATTCATCTTCTATTTTACCACCTAAAGATATTGCTTGTGCTGTAAACTTACGTATAGTTGTTATGCCATCAATAATTCTTTTTGCTGCAATAACCGCTATAGTCTTTGTATCTAATTGTGACAAAAATTGTGTTGCAACAAATTTAGGTCCTCTGTTTACATCTTGTAAAAACAAGTCTAATTCACGCTCATAATTTTCAATACTTGTTTTTAATAATTTTTTGCCATGTATTGTTAATGACTCATTTTCTTTTTCTATTACTTGTGCTTGTCTTATCTTTGTTTTATGCGCACCTCTATTACGCATTTCTTCTTCTAATGCTATTTGTTTATCTATTAAGTTTTTTATATCGCGATACCCAGCCATTGTGTGCCTCCATTGTGTGTACGTTTATCTAATACTTCTCTTGCTATTGTCACATTATGTGGTGCAAGATGAGCATATCTTAATGTAGTTTTATAATTCTTATGACCTAACCAAGCTTGCACTGTTTGTATTGAAATACCTTTTTGTACTAGTCTTGATGCGCAAGTGTGTCTTGTCATATGAAAAGTAAACTCTTTGTCATCTGCAAGTCCCATTTGTTTTCTTGCATTATTCCATACTAATCTAAAATCTTGCTCTGTTATATTTGCAAATGGTTGCGATGATAGTGAACGCAATATTTGTAAAGCCACAGCAGTTAATTCAATAGTACGAAACTTTTTATTTTTACTACGATATATAGTTAAATATCTACCATTAAGATCTTTGTCTGTATTTATCTTTTTAAGTTCATTCTTTGTCATACCAGTCTCAATCGCAAACATTACTAATTTCGCAAACAACAATTGATTTGATTGACACAATATATTTATAAACTTGTTTTCTTCTTCATAAGAAAAATATCTTAATCTACCTGGTCCTTCATCAAACCATTCAAACTCAGGCATTGTTTTAATAAAGTTTCTTTTGTGTGCATGTCTTAACATCAAAGACAAACAAGATAATTTACGATTACAAGTAGAACCTAAATTACCTTTTGCTTGCCATTTATTTATTAAGTTATCTAATGTAGTTTCTTTTATACTATTTATTTTAGTATCATGACCTATATCATCAACAACATTAGAACAAGTTTTATCTGCTGTATTAAATTTATTTCGAGTACGATCATACAATTGTTTTATTGTTAAATCATATTTTTCAGCATCAATTATTTTGCAAGTCTCTTCCCATGTGTTACCTGCTTTTAACAATTCTAAACATTGTTTTTCTGTTTGTCTTGCGTCATGCTCATCACCATTGATTTGTAAACGATAACGTTTATTACTAAAAAGCAAATCAATTTGGTAACCTTTATTTCTTTGGCGATATGCCATTGTTTACCTCCTTATTTATATAATATGGTTTATTTTTTTTACCGTCAATCGTACAATTAGGACAATTAACTAACGCGCCTTCTTTGTGTACATAATGATTGCCTTTGCAGTCATCACAATACTTTTCTATTTGTTGATTAATCTCCTGCGACATTCCAAAACAAAGCTCCTTTCGATGCATGTTGTTTAATATAACGCCAAGCTTTTGCATCATAAGCTTTTGCGCTTGCAAATGGTGGTAACTCTTCATCTTTTTCTGCTTTTAAAAAAGGATACGGATGAGAGTAAACATTGCCATGACCGACTTCACCACGTTTCATATTACGTGCAACAGCAACACCATGAAATACAGCATTTGGCCATGCAATTTGTAATGCTCTATGTAATACACCAGTCGATAACACTGTCCATACTTCTTTTGGTTCTGGTATTTGACTTGCGACTTTTACAATTGATGCAGTTACATATGGATCGTTCTTAAAACCCATCTCTATATAATGTGCATTGTATATAATTGCATGGTCTCTTGCATGTTTTCTAAGTCCTGACATACCATATATTTTTTTAGCATGCAACTCTGCACCTAAATCTCTACATCGCTCTTGATGCTCAGATAATTCTTTTGCAAGTGGAATAAATAAACTTACACGTTTATGGTATCGTTTAGCAACAGCACATAAAGATATACCTGCATAACCTTGTCTTGGTTGTGCATACACAATCTCATCAGCTGTAAGATTTTTTATAGTATAATCTATAAATCTCATTTTGCTGCCGTATTTTAAATAGTCTTCTCGTACTACTTGAATACCATCATGTTCTTCAATTATTGGTTTTGGATTTGGATCTTGCCAGTTTTCTACAAGTCTAAGATATGCTGATTTATTTGGATATAAAAGATTTTTATCTTTGTTTAAATGATCTATTACATGTTCATTATGCGGCATATGTTTTTCTCCCTGGATGTGAATGAATTAAACTTGTGTTTTTTAGATAATGTAAACCTTTGTCTAAATATTCTTGCGGAATATAATTCTCTACATATCTAATATAATCACAACAAACATCTTCCATGTTATACGGAAAGTTGCCTAATTGCTGACACAATTGCACCATACAATAGTCATAAAATTTTTTATCTCTTCTGCCTTTTCCTGGTACAAACATCAAGTCTAATGCTTCAAAACAATTTTTACCATAATAGCAATGGCTACTTCTATCTACCAAAGAGGGAAAGTATTCCGCGATATCCATAACCATTGCAGTCATCACAAATTTGTACCTTTTAAAACCATGTGATGTCAACCAATCTAGAACCCAGTCAACTGTCTCACGCTGTTCTTGCAATTGGTTTTTTGATTTTAAATAATTGTACAAATCATGTGCAAGTTTGGGCGCATGCTCACATAAAAACTCTCGGCCACCTTTGTCATAACAACCCGTAGGTTTATTAAAGGGAGGTATTTGGTTACCGATCGAGGTAAAAAAAGGAGCTTGATATCGTTTTATAAACTCTACCATTTGCTCAATCGTGCACAATCCGGCATTGTATATTGGTTTTAATATTGTATTACGATAACCGTGGTCAGACTCAAACGATGCGCCTGAACCTGTTATACGATGTACAATAAATAAATAAAACCATGTTACATCACTACAATCTAATCTTGTTGGACAAACTTGTTGTGTCGTACAAGTCTCTTGTGTTTTACCATACCACAGATCTTCTAGCATATTTGCAAAACCTGCATATCGTCTCCACACTGTGTCATATATAGTTACAACGTCCATTAATTGATCACCACATTTAAAGCTACGTGGATATTTACCAATATTACGTTCATTTAAACTTTTAGCCAAACCATAGTATCTTACAAAGTCTACATGATAAGGTGTTATTTTAAGTTCTTCTGATATTCTTTTTGTCATCATGTTAGGCATTAAAATCTCCTTTGCATTGTATCTAAATCAGTTTTGTAACTATCTGTTGACAAATGCACAGATTTAGGCTTTTCCATATACTCAGGTTTTAACTCACCATTTTCATTCTCAAAATAATCTGGCCATGCGTGTATACGCCATTTCTTTTTCAATGCTAATTTACTTAAATTATTATTAAAAAAGTTTTTGACGTCTGTACGTTCTGCAAAAGAACCAAAGAACGGCTCTTGTTCATAATAACCACTTTTTGGTATTACACGGTCATCTGCAGGTAATGGCAATGCATGAACCAATGTAACACTTTCAAAGTTATTTATTTCATTTAGTTTTGTTAGTTGCTCTTCAAGTCTCATCGT